TGTTTGGTATCCGGCGGCTACCCGTTTTTTATTCAGTTCCTTGCAGTTTCTCGTCCGTAAAAAGCGGCTGTTTATCTATATTTTCCGTTTGCGCTCGTTTTAGGGCTTAAAATAAAAGGTTGCCAGAAAGTTGCCGGAAGGTTGCCAGTTAGGCAGTAAAATATTTTTCAACCTTGAAATCCTTACCGTCTATATCGTTAATGAAATCTTTTGCAAGGCTGAAATAAAACTCCGGGTCTTCTCCCCTGCCTACCATTTCGGCGGTATCGTGACTATCGTTGTAGTACATATTCATGCACAGGTAGTATTTGCATACCGCCGTTATTCCCTTCGTCGCCAGAAACGCCTTGATGGTATCATAGTCCCATTTTTGACCGTATGGGCGCATACCCTTGACTATCTGCCGCGCCTCTTCGGGAGTTATCCGATATGCTATTTCTTCGAGGCAATACATCGTTTCTCTGTACACCTCCGGCAGACGGTCCTTTACCGTGTGCATCATATCAGAGAGCGCATCGGTCACTTCTGCCATATCGGTGTGCCTTTCGGATATCAGGCGTATGATCTCCTTAAAGCTCATTACTCTGCGCCTCCGTTAATGCTTGCAAGGCTGTTGGTGAGTGCGCAAGTTTTATTGAGCAGTTTAAAGCTGCCGCCCGTGGTGTTGGTCTTGACGATGGTAGCATACCTGGTGCGGGTGCGTATGGCGCAGGCTGTGACCTGGGCGCAGCAGCTATCTATCAGCGGGTACTGTTCCGTGCCGGCGCCTATGGTGACAAACACGGGCGCGGTTATAGTGGTAGCCGCCGGGATAGACTGAGCTACCACGATGCAGTATTTCTGATTATCGTTATAGTTGCCTGCCGGGAGGTTGATTATCAGCCCGGTTCCCGCCGTGAAGGTAACGGCCTGGGAGATTATAAGGTTGGGGCAGAGTTTGCATACATTTTTACAAGCCATTTTTATTATGCTCCTTTCGAAAATCAAGGGGCAGCATACGCCGCCCCGATATATCACGGCATAGCCGGAATTAGCAGCAGCAGCCGCAATTATTACCACAGAAGGGAGAGTTCCCCGCGTTGTAGGTGTAACCGTTGGGATAGCGGACCACTCCGTACATGCGGTTATCCATCTCAAGGCTGGACACTTTGTCCCTGAGAGCCTGCATTTCGTTCGCCTGTATCAGGGAGCGGGTGGCCTCGGCCTCGGCGTGGATAGCGGTGGTTATGTCGCAGGTGTTCTGGTTCATCTGCGCTGAGAGGTTGGCTATACCGAGCCTCTGTTCACAGCAGCAGTTTGCGAGCTGGTTGGACAGGTTCCGGCCTTCGGTGGTGATAGCGTTGTTCAGCGCGAAGGTGGAATCACATATACCGTTGCCGATGTTAGTCAAGCGGTCATTGATCTGGCCGAAGTGCTGACCGAAGAGAATTTCCTGCTGAGACGCAGCGGTGGCATACTGTCCAAATTCGCCCTGGCGGTTCCAGCCGCCAAAGCCGCCGCCCATCATAGCAAAAAGTATGATAAGGGCGAATATCCAGAAGCCTCCGTTGAAGCCGTCAGTCTTGCCATCAGTTACCGCGGCTATATCCGCGAGAGAGGGCATATTATCCATAGTTCTAAAGTTCCTTTCGATTTATATTCCAATCCCGTGCGCGCTTCGGGTAATGGTCTATCTTAATTCAGAGAGAATATCCTCGGGGTCTATCCCGTATTGCTTGCAGGCCGCATAAAACATCTGTTTAGGGTCGCCGTTGCCTATCATCTGCTTTATCTTCTGTATTTGCCCAGGAACGGACATCATCTGTTTAGCCTGCGCTATCATTTGTGGGTTGAGTTTCCTCGGACTTCCTCCGCTTAGCATTTGTAGTATCGGGTTTAGCATTTATCATTTCCTCCAATCTGGCTATTCTCTGTTCAAGGCCGTTCACATCGACAGGCGGAGCGGGTTTATACGGGGTTATGCTATAAGGCGAGAGAGAGGGGAACCCCGCCCCGTCCGTTGTTTTAAGCCACACTATGGGGGCCGTTTCATCCAACAGAAGAACGGAGCTATTAGGGGGCATTTGATACGCCTTTGCGCCGCCCTCGCCGTTCACTTTGACTACTTCGGTTCGCTGATATTGGGTTTGCTGGTTAAAATAAGGTTGGTATGGATACACTGTTTCACGCTCCCTTCTACCTGAATTTTGGCATAAAAAAAGAGCCGATAGGACTGCTCCCATCGGCTATTTATCGGCTATTTACAGTGCGTTTTCAGTTGTTTTTCGGCAGCCTTGCACCGCCTTCGTATCTGGTCATATTCAAGGGGTATTTCAAATTTAAGCTGGTACTCGCCCGTCAGAGCATCGTATGGTATCCCGTCTAAAAGGCGGCGGGTTATCAGCCAGCGGTCTTTTTCGTTATGTATCCATTCGTGTATGAGTGCTTCCCACTCTGACCGGGGGCGGGAATTGAGCAGGGTCTTGTCCATATAATAAGAGGCCGCTTCTCCAAAAGCCTACACCTCCTTTATACAAGATTTGCCCCCGACGTTTGCCGGGGGCTATTGAAAGGGATTCCCGTCCGGGGGCTACTGTTTGTTGTAGTTTGCCGAGGATATGCCCAGCACCGCGCCCAGGAACGTGTCAACGGCGGTGATAGTGCCGACGATCTCCTCAGGATAGGGGAGGTTCCAAATACCCGCAAGGGCAAAATAGAGGGTGCCTATGGCGGGGAGCCAGATCAGGGCGATTGCCTTGAGAATGTCGTATACCTTGTTCGAGAGTTTCATGTTTTTTCCTCCTTTAATTGTTGTGTGTTTCAAGCCTGTCCAGCCGGTGGTGGGCGCTTTTCGTGCTTTCTTCCACACGAGCCACGCGGAGGTCTATGTCCTCAATTTTGGTGGCCTGCGCCCGCATATCGAGTTTGATATCGTCCACGCCGCGCTTGATGTAGTCCACGTCCGATTTAAGCGCGGTGTCAATGGCGGTGTCGCGTGTCGCCGCGTCAACCGCGTCCTTTCTTGCGGTCTTTATGTGAGCCAGCCAGCCCAGCAAAATGCCGCTCAAGCCTGTGACTATTGCCCATATCCATTCTTTGGTCATGGGTGCTCCTCCTTATTTTTTTAGTGTGCCTACATAGATTTTGCCGTCCACGGATACGGTAGCCTGCAACACGTTCGGTAGCTCTGTCGGTGTCATGCTGTGTGCCTGTGCAAACCGCTGTATAGCCGCAATGGTGTTTTTACCGGCTATGCCGTCCGCGTCCCCCGCGTCATAGCCCAGAGCGTTAAGGGCGGTCTGCAATGCCTTGATATCGTCGCCCCTCATCATGGGGCTCGTCAGGGTTATGATCTTCCGCTCCTTTACCTCCTCCTTTTCTTCCTCCTGCTGGAGCAGGGCAAGCCGCCCCCAGTGCGTCCAGTTGCCATCGGACAGTTTGCGCTTGCATACGCCATCGTCGCGGCCTTTCGCCTCTATGGTGTAGCCGTCGCCGACGTATACGCCGACGTGAACCATTTTCTTGCTGCTTTCGCTGTACTTGAATACGAGGTCGCCCGCCAACATGGGGGTTTTCCCGGCGTAGCCCCTGTTTTCGCCGCACATACGGTAAAGCCCCTGGGCGTTGGTGTCGCCCTTCATCCAGTGCTTTATGTCGCTGATGTAGTGTACGATGAGGCCGGAACAGTCGAACGCGTAGAGAGGCCGTTTTTCGGCCTTCTCCATGAATTTCACGGCGCGGTTGTAATTCGTGTCGCTGGTTTCGCGCCGTTCTATCCATGCGTAGGGGTCGCTCATGCTGTCAACCTGCTGCCCCTGCGCACCCCAGACGTACATATCCCCGACATGACTTTCGAGGTATTCTATGAAGCCTGTTACTCTGCTCATTTGCGTTTACCTGCCACCGCGAGGCCGAATCCTATCAGGGCTATGGATACCGCATACGCGAGGACGGAGGCGCCGCCGGTCTTGGGTATCACCACGGGATTTTTTGCAATGGGCTGTTCGGCGGGCTGCGCGGCGTTAAAATAGTAGGTTTTGCTCACAGTCCTGTTTTTCTGCATGGCGTTGTAGAGTTCTTCTGCCGTGGTGGCGTTTTCGTATGCCATATCTTTGACGGTTATACGGAGGGCGGCGGGCTGGTCGGTAACTATGCCGCTCAAGTAATATGTTCCAGCCTCCAATCTCAGGTCGTTTGTGTCCAGCTTTACGCCGTCCAGTTCGATTATAAGTTCCATGTCGGTCAGGTCGAAAAACCGGGGTATGCCTATGTCAACCTTGAGCAAAAATAGCTCATTATTGACGTAGGTCTTGGATACCGCCTTGCCGGTCTGGTAGTCCAGCGCGGTTATATCCAGAGTTACGGGGTCTGCGGCGTAGGCTACGGTGCAAAGGCACAGCATGAGCATTACCGCGAGGATACAAGTGAGTTTTTTCATAATGTTTTCCTTTCTTTTTAGAGTTTTATGCAGCGGTTCTCGAACTTCTTATATGCATCGAGGTACACTTCGTTTTTGTCGCCGTTGTAAGTGACCTCATAATACATACCATCGGGGAGTTTGGTGGATACCAGTGTCTTCCAATTCTGGAGGGTCTTGCAGTGCCAAACAACATAAGTATCAGTTATGTTGATCTCTATGCCGTCCGTCTTGTCGAGGTGCTCGTTTACATAATCTCTCACGATTTCACGAGCTTTGAGTGTGTAGTCCATAATTCTTTTCCTTTCTTTATTTTTGTTTTTTAATTATGAAAAAAGAGCCTTTCGGCTCCTTATTCCGTGTATTCGCTCCATTTGGAGCTTCCGGCTTTGGGCTTGTAGACGGTGGATTTGATGTGCTGCTCGGTGCATTGCCACGTTTTGCCGTTGTAGGTCACTATGGTGTCCACCTCAATCACCGTGCCGTCCTCGAGGTCGCTCCACGCGGGATAGGTCACGGTCTGCACCGCCCAATATGTGCCGAGGTTTGCGGCAGGGGGCTTGTTGCGGCTGTATTTGAGGGCGACATAGCCCTCAACCGTATCCCCGGCTATATAGCGGGTCTCAGCGTCCCACGGTGCGCCCTGCGTGGGGGTGGGGGTAAGGCTGGCGCGGGCATCCGCTAACAGTTGCTCCAGTTCGGCGTGTGCGTCTGCCAGCTCGGCGGCGGCCTTGTACGCCTCGTATGCAGTTTGTTCCCGTTCCTCTCTGCGGCGTAGTGCCTCGGCGTGGCGGTTGGTCTGGTATTCGTTTATTTTCATCTTCCTCTCCTTACATCGTCAGCACTACAGGCTCGTTCAAAAACAGGTTTTCGCCCGCCGTGCGGGTTATGTCTATTTTCAGCCCTATGGCCCATTGCGCGGCGGTCTTTGTCGTGTTGGCAAAATTGTGTACGGTCTCATTCGTGGCGGTTTCCCATGCCGGGCTTGTGTCGTTCGCGTTGTTGCAGATTTTCAGTGTCAAATTGCCGTTGCAGGATATTATAGGCAACGCCGCCTTGGGCTGTTCATCCGTGCTGCCCATGTTTATCGTGCAAGATATTTTCTCTGCATACTTTATGCTGTAGCTTCCGTCCGTGTTTGCGCTATCCTCCAGCATTACCGATTGGGGGATTGCAAAAGCGGGGACAACACCACCCAAGTTCGACGGATTGTTGTAGGTATAGGCGGAGCCGTCCGAGTTGACGCACCACACGTAGCCAGAGGAGTACTGCGAGGAAAGCCACCAGGGGCCTGCCGAGCCGTTACGGGTTTTCATCCTGCTGGCGTTGCTCGTGTATAATTGGAGCGCCTTGCCCTCCGCAACTCCGTTGTTATTGCCAAAGCCCGCCATAGTGCTGGTCAGGGCGAACATCTTACGGGTTATATTCTCGGAACCGGAAAGATTAAACGTTACATCCATCATTTTATCCCGAAGCTGCTGGGGCATTTTGTTATAGATGGTGGTTTTTATCAGGTTATCCAACGTGCCGTTGGGGTAATTTGCGTTTGAGCTGAACGCCGAGTTGGAATAGATGTTTTTTCTGACCAGCACTACGCCGCCGGGAACGAGGTTGTTTATGTCGGCTATTTCGTAGTTTGCCGCGCCGTTGCCGCCGTCACTGTCCGCCGCCCTTATTAAGGTTCCTAAGGGCTTGCTCGATATTAAGGCCATTTAATTCTTTATCCTCCTTGAAGATATCTAAAACTCGTTGCGTTGTGATTTCGCGTCCATCGGTATCCTTGTCCCCATCTGTGACCGTTACCCCGTCCCAGGTCGAGAAGTCCGCTATCCAGAGGGTAACATCGGACAGGTCGCCGCCGGTCTGTATGGCCATAATAGCGGCGGGCATCTGCGCGGGGGTGTATTGGTCGGTCGCGCCGTTTTTTTCGCGTATTGCCGCCGCTATGTTTGCATAATTGGTCGTGTTTGTTTTAGCCCACATATAGCCTCCTAATATGCCGTGCTGTCTGCATTGGGCAGCGCGTTTATTACCACTGTGGCGAGGTCAACGCTTGCGGGGTTATCCAGCTCGCCGTTGTTGCTCCATGAGATTATGCCCTCGGCAGAGACGGCGGGGGTAAAATACGGGCCTGCGGGGCCCTGGGGGCCTGTCGGTCCTTCCGGGCCTTGGATACCCTGCGGGCCTTGCTCACCCGGATCGCCCTTCGCGCCGGGGTCGCCCTTCGCGCCGGGGTCGCCCTTCGCGCCGGGGTCGCCTTGCGGGCCTTGTTCGCCTGTCGCGCCTTTTTCGCCCTGCGGGATGCCGAACTCAAAATCAAATACCTTTGCGGTGTCCGCGCCGCTTGCCGTTACCTTTACGGTGGCGGCGGTTCCGGCGGTGAGGGTGTTTGCCGTAGCAGTGGGTGTGCCAAACCCTGCGGCTGTGCCGGGGTCGCCCTTTGCGCCGGGGTCGCCCTTTGCTCCGGGGTCACCCTTGGCTCCCTGCTCTCCTTGTATGCCTTGTTCGCCTTGTATGCCCTGCGGGCCTTCGGGGCCTTGGATACCTTGTTCGCCCTGTTCACCCTGCGGGCCTTTTATGTTGGCTTCAGGGGGATTGTTCAGGCCGCCGTTGTTGCTCCATGAGAGTATGCCCTCTGCGGATACCGAGGGGGTAAAGTAGGGGCCGGGGTCGCCCTTTGCTCCAGCGTCTCCTTTCGCTCCCTGATCTCCCTTTGCGCCCTGCTCACCAGTCGCGCCCTGTTCGCCCTTGGGAACGCCGAACTTAAAGGCGAATACCTTTGCGGTATCTGCGCCGGAAGCTGTCACCTCTACAGTAGCGGGGGTTCCCGCATCAAGGGTGGTCGCTGTGGCGGTAGGTGTGCCGAATCCGGCAGCTTCGCCCGTGGGGCCTTGTTCTCCCTTGGCTCCAGTGTCACCCTTCACGCCGGGGTCGCCCTTGGGGCCCGTATCGCCTTTAGGGCCAGTGGGGCCTTGTTCACCTTTTGCGCCCTGCAAGGGGCCGTTGTTTACCCACTTGGAATTTACACCGTCCCAGATATATATATCATACGGTTCGCCCGCGCCCACGCCGTAAGCGTCACCAGCGGCGGGGTTAGATACCCCGGCTTGTAATGCGGAGAGAGAAGCGTAATAGCCCAACACGGCAAATCCTTCGCCCGTATCGCCCTTGGCTCCCTGTGCGCCCTGTGGCCCCCGTATATTGACTGTGGCGGGGTTTTCCAGCCCGCCGTCATTACTCCACGATAAATCGCCGTCAGCGGTCACAGAGGGCGTATAGTGCGCTCCTGCGGGGCCTCGTTCGCCCGTGGCTCCCGTATCCCCCTTGGGGCCCGTTTCTCCCTTGTCGCCGGGGTCGCCTTTAGGCCCTTGGATACCCTGTTCACCTTTGGGGCCTGTGGGGCCCGTTTCTCCTGCGGCTCCTGTGTCGCCTTTATCGCCTTTCTTGCCTTCGGGGCCTTGGGGGCCGACGGGGCCAGCGTCGCCCTGCAAGCCTTTCTTGCCCTCCGGGCCTTGCGGGCCGGTAGGGCCTTGCTCACCACGGGGGCCTTGCAAGCCTTGTATACCCTGCTCGCCTTTGGGGCCTACCGCGCCCTGATCGCCCTTGGGGCCTTGTATTCCTGCGGGGCCTTGTACACCCTGCGGGCCTTGGGGGCCTGTGGGGCCTATTTCACCCTGCGGGCCTGTGGGGCCTGTCGCGCCTAACGCCTGGGATACTAAGTCCTGAACCTCGGCAAGAAGCTGTTCCGCCACACTGGGGGTGGGAAGGTTGGAACCGGGAAGGTCGGCTATTATCTCAATGGGCCGCGTTCCCGTCCACTTGGCTATGATGTTCTTCTCATCGTTCGCCAGAGTGGCTAAAAGCGTGAGGTTCATCATGCCCCGCTTGCCCGTAAACAGCGGCGTGATATGCCATGTAAGGGTTATATCTTCCCCCACATCTTTATACAGCACATACCTTGCTTCCGTGCCGTCCATGGGCCAGTACGCCTTTATGGTGAACCCTGCGGCGGCAAGGTCTACATCACGGGCATCTAAGGGTATGCTGATAGTGACGGTATCCGCCAGACTTTCACCCTCGATAACAAGGGACTGTATAGGGGTGGTGAGAAGATACTTTCCGTCAACCGTTATTCTGTGCATTGTTCGTCCTCCGCAAGTTTTTCTAAGGCCAGAATACAGCCTAATTTCGCGTCTAAGTCCGCTTTCGCTACAACGGGTATAGAAGTATTAAGTGTGCGTATTATCGCTTGTATAACGGCTTTCTGTTCGTCTGTCATTGTTCTAACCTCTTTATCCTTTCGTCAAGTTGTCTAAGCAGGCTATGTGTAGCCTGTGCGTCAGCCCACAGAATAGCCGGAACGCGGTCGTATTCCACCGATTCAGCTATTACCTCCCGCGTTCCTTTGTCAGTTTGGTAATCTACCAGCCACGGAAATTCCGTTTCAAGCTCCTCGGCGATAAAGCCGTAAAAATAGCGGCCTTTGTCTAAGCCGCTTTTAGGAGTATATGTGACCGCTCTCACACGGTCTATTCTGTCACTTACGCTGTCATACTCCCTGATATCGTGTATCTCCTTTTTATATCGTATGGAAGATGAAACCATACCTAAAGAGTATCCACCGCCACCCGAATATGAAACTAATCGAGTATTGGCACTGCCGCTTGCGCTTGGTGGGGATGTCATAAAGAATCTGTTATCAGTCGTTAAGTTACCTTCAGCATATAGATTACCTTTCACTGATAGCCCGGTATATCCCTCTATATCCACGGCTCCCAAGGTCAGTTTTCCGTATGTATTGCCATACAAGGTGACACCGTTACCCGTAAGATTGTTTCCGTTTATGGTAAACCCCGCAATCGTACCGCCTGATGCCGTAAGGTTGCCGGTGGTCACTGAGCCGCTTATGGTGGCGTTTACGCACGTCATCTTGCCGTTGGTGTCTATCTTGAAGTTGTTGTTCGCCGTGACAACGCCGTTAAGGTTTATCTTTGACGCGCTTATTGATACCGCTTCCGAGCTTTGATTTATGGTGGAAATAATATTGTCCTTGGTGACGGTGCTCGACAATCCCTCGGCGGTTATTTCAAGCTGTGTCTGCATATTCTGCGTCCATGTGGTAGGCATACATACGGTGTTATCTACCACCCACGCCGAACCCGTGTAACGCTTTATTTCCTTTGTCGAGGGATTGTACCAGTATTCCCCCTCCTTTGCGCCCGTAGGCGTGGCGGTCTGATTATATTTAGGGGAGATGACCGTCTGCCACGCGGAACCCGTCCATACCTTTATCTTGCCATCGTTGTACCATTGATACCCCGTGTTCGCGGTTTTCTGGTCATCGTCCCACCCTAAAGAGGGGTCGGTGTCGGATTCAACAGGGGTCAGGAAAGCTACCCGTGTGACCGTCTGCTTCATTCCCTCAACGGTCATTTCTATTTCATGGGCTGCGCGTCCGGCTATGAGCGTCCGGCGGTTCTCCGCGCTTATGGCGGGGCGTAGAGGGGAGCCGGAGCTTATGTACTGTATCCTTGCCCGGCCCTTAAAGGTCAAGTCCATGCGGTAAATGGGGAAGGTATAAGTCCCATCGCCCGTGACTACCTTTATCATGTCGCCCGCTTCCAAAGACCAATCGCCCTTTGCGTCCAGCTCAACAGGCGTAAACGCCGCAAAGGAGTTCAAGCGGTTATAGATAACCTCTGCATAAGGTCTTATCTGTGCATCGGTATAACCGTACAGCATAGGGCAGTCTATTATTTGATAAGCGTTCGTCCCCGTGCCAACTATTACGCCTATGTCCTTTTCTGAAGCGGCTACCTGTAATTTGTCTATCTTGGCTACCTGATACTCCGATACCACGGCGTTATAATAATCCGCGGAATTGGCGGTCTTATTAAAGGTGACATTGGTATTGGCGAACCACGCCAGTTCACATACTCCGCTTCGGGATATGCGGGCAAAGGAACACGCCGCCTCGGCTATCCATTGAAGAACTTCCCGGCATAGAACATCTTGCGTCCTGAACAGCGGCGAATCAAAGGTTTTCCCCGAATTGGGGAAGTCTGCTATTGAAGCAGGTACGCCGACATGAGCGCAAAGCGATGTGAAAATATTTTTTAGTGTAGTAGGATACGAAAGAGAATTAAGAAAAGTATCTGCGCTCACATCGAACTTTACCATTCTGTCATGGGCGGTGATGCTTATTTTTTTAGGTTTAAGTTTGTCGGGCTTTTCGGAGATAAACACGCCCAGAGGAACATATTCGTATTCTTCCCCCACGAGTACGCCTATCGAGGCGGTAAACTCCGTGCCGTCAAAGTTAAAAGAGGATAGCCCCCCGTCAAAGTTAAGGAGTTCTATCCCCAGTTCTGCGGAACAGGCCGCGCCTATCGTCAGTTCTTCGTCCTCGAAAGCCATGCTTGAATAGGTCAAGCCGGAGATTGAGAGGTTTTGTTCCGCTATCTGATTTTCGCCGAATGTCAGCTTTAGCTTTTGGGGCTTGCCCGACATTACGGCGTTACGAAAGCCTGTGCTTACTGTATACATTTTGCCTCCAATAAAAAAGACACCCGAAGGTGTCACGGAGTATTTATCTTAATGAGCCGATAATTCCGAGTAAAAGCAATATGCCGAATGCGATTAGAATTTTGGTCAGGCAACCGCTCTTCTTAGGTTTACCGCCCAGATATACATTAAATTCGCCGCCGCCTGTCGGCGTGTTCTTTGTCGTTTCAGTTTCCGCCGGAATGGCATCTGCGCCGTTGGTTATTATCTTTGCGGAACCCTCTGCGTGTCCGTACAGTCCATACCCGCGCTGGAACCAGAGAGAAATTTTCGCGCTATCCCGCCTGTCTTTTATGGTTATTCTTGCTTTAATGGCTTCATTCCTCGTTCTTATGTCAAACACGTGCCTGCCTACCGGGCATTCTATAAAACTGCGTTCGCCCAAACCGAGCCGACACACTTCTTCACCGTCCTCGCTGACTACAATTTGTTCGGCGTATGAACCTTCCAACTCTGGGCGTTCTATTATCACATTGGGTTCGAGTATCGTTGTTTTTACACGTTCCAAGCCCTCTTGTGCCTCCTGATTGTCCATGTCAATATCAAGAGCACGGTCGTAATATTTTTCGGCGTCATCAAGCATTTGCCGTTCTTCGTAGTCTTTCGCTCTTTTGAGAATGTTATTGATTTCGGACGAGCGATTTATATTTACCGTTCCGCTCACTTTCTGTACGGCATCGGCAATCATTATCTTGGTTCCGCAATAATTACAGAAACCAAATTCCCTATCCTGATCTAACTCTATATCGGCATTACAGTTCGGGCATTTAAGAGCTATTATTTTCATAACAAAACCCCCTAAAGATATGTAATTTCATTATTACGCCTTTAGGGGGAAGTGTCAATACTCTATTACCGTCATGCTCAAGGAAATATACGCCTTGTTCTTATCACCTTCGGGGAACCAGATAATTTCTTCTTTCCTGTCGCCTACATAAAACGTGCCGGAATAGTTACCCGCAAGGGTCTTAGGGTTCGGACAGGTGAAAGAAAAGCTGTCGGAATCGACTGCTTGTAATATCGCCGAGCACAGTTCCCATGTCAGCACGTCCCACGACAATTCAACGGTCAGCTTCTGCGCTACCATTGTTCGGTTGAGTGTGCCAGAAGCGTCTCTTTCAGCCTCCGTGTCGAGGTCAGCGAGTGTCATATTCAGTTTAGAGGGGTCGGGGAGCGTATAGCTCCCCACCTTTAAGCCTATATCATATCTATACATCACACGTTACCTATGGCAATATTGTTCATATTGACCGATTGATTGACTATCCTGCCCAGCTTCGCAGAGGGATACAGTGCTATCTCCACGTCCTTATCCGCTATTCTCTTGAGCAGGGCTATGATGGTTTGTGTATCCTTATCGTTCAGCCCGCCCATTATGGATTGCAGCTTATCAAGGGGGGCTATGACTTCGGGATTATTCTTGGCGTTGGCGTATTCGCCTACCCTTGCGAGGGTATCGCCATAAGCAAGGCCGCCCTGCGCCAGCAGGGGAATAGTTTTAAGGGTAAATAATTGTTTGTCTACGCCCGCGAATATCGTTTTGCCGCCAATAACAAGAGGATCAATGGTAATGTGCATCTTCTCATTTACCCAGTTGATGAGCTTGTTCATCAGCGATATAGCAGCGTTAATGGCTTTCTTGAACACGTCCTTAAACGCGAGCTCAACTCCGTCCATAGCAGAAGTCCACTTTTCTTTTGTGAACCACGGCTCAACATTCTCACGGAACCATTTCACAATGCCTAAAGTGTTCCACCATTCAACGACGGCCTCCCATTTCTCTCCGATGCCTTCTTTCATGCCTTCACCGGCTTCTGCCCACTTTTCTTTAGTCAACCACGGCTGAACCTTTTCCTCGAACCACTTGGCGATCCCAGTATTCTCCCACCACTCCTTGAAGCTGTTCCATTCTTCGCGGAGGTTATCCAAGCTAAGGGTTGCACCCTCCGTGTTAAGGCGTATTTGTTTCTCGTTTTCGGGTTTAAGGTTTTTCCACCATTCAACGGTTTTGTCCCAGTCTCCTGTTGAATTTTTCTGGCTTATTGCGGTATCCACACGCAGAGTTTTCCATTGGTCGGCATTCGTTTTTTCCCACCAATTTATAAGGTTTTTTGTTTCATCATCCTTTGTTTCTAAGGATACTGTACCGCCCAACTGTATCTTGTCGTGTTTGCCGTCATTAAGTATATCCATCTTTTCATTGGACTGCCCAAGACCTTTATTTATGCCGTAGAATATCTTCTGCTTCGCCTTTAGTGCTGCGATTAGGAGCCGCCACGCTTTCTCCGCTATTGATTCCCAATCAATATTTTCAAGCATTTCCTGCAACTTCGAGCTTACCTCGTTCCAGTTCGTTGTTTCTATAATACCTGTCAGAAAATCAAGAACACTGCCTATCTTCGCCTCTATAACATCAGCGGTCGCGGCTGCATCCCAATCTTCCACAAAGCCATTGATAAAATCGCCTATGCCTTTTCCGAGGTCGCTCCATTTGATACCTTTGAGCCACTTTGCAACAACCTTCATAGCAAGGTTAAACCCGTTGGCGAGGGTATTGCCGAGCTTACGGAAGTTGAAGTTCTCTATAAAGCCGTTTACCGCTTCTACGATATCCTGAACGGTTTTCAGTATCTTAGGTCGGAGCTTATCTATCCAACCGTTGAGCTGGCTTACTGCGGTATTTAAGCCTTGTGCAATGACTGTACCTACACCTTTCCAGTCTCCGGCTTTTATGGCGGCTTTAAGTTTATCCATCCATTTGGAAACATCGGTCGGAAGCATACTCTCAACAGATGTTTCCTTGAACATGCCGGAAGTATCCGCGCCTCCTGTTCCGCCGCTGTCTTTCTGCTGCTGAATAAGGTTGATCTGGTCGAATCCCGCAAGAGTGCCTTTCAGATCTTTTGCGGCTTTGTTGGATTTATTAAGGGATTTTGCGTAATCCTGCTGCACATATACCGCCTTTGTAAAGGTGGAATCGCCTCTGAATTTTGCGAACAGTGCGCCCAGCATATTAAACAAACCGGCTACCGCCTGTATTATCTTGTTTATTACGGGGAGTATGGATTGCAGAGCAGGAAGCAGCATAGCTGCTATACTGTTTTTGACATAAGTAAAACCGCTTTGCAGCTGGGACATGGCGGCGTTGGCCTTACTACTGGCCTGCACCATATTATTCATACCTTCGGTAGTTCCCATGATCATGGCATTGATACTTCGCCATATAATCATACGCGACAGTATCTTTGTCACAGCCTTTCCCATTTTAGAGAAACCAGAAGTGATATCTTTTACTTTGGTTTTAACCGCATCTACAGCCTTGCCGAATACTTTCTTTACAGCTCCGCCTATTTTCGATACGACAGCTCCGACTTTTGCTTTTATCCCTCCAAAAGCCGTGACGGTCTCGCCAAACTTCTCTTTGATTGTCCCGACCTTTTCCCTGAATGCATCGAACTTACTGCCGGCCCCTTCCGTCTCGCCTTGTATTTGTTGCATTTTTTGAATGGCTTCATCAATACTTGGAATCCAGTTTTTATCTTTTTCCCTGAATGCCTGTGCAATACTCTTACCACCATTATCTTCCCAAAGAGCGCGACGCTTGGCGTATGCCTCGTTTGCATCAGCACGGGCTTGCGCTTCATCCTCTGCGGCGGCGCGTATCCTTGCCGCCGTTTCCTCAGCGGCATCGGCGGCCAGCTTCGCCCAACGTATTTCATCAGCTCGTGCAGCAGCTTCTTTTTTTGCCGTCTCTTCCGCCGCTTTATTGGCTTTTGAAAGCCTTTGTTTTGCAATAGCCAACCGCGCATTGGCTTCTTCCATTTGAGCCGCGTACTTCACCCTTGCGGCTTCGGTTTTAAGCGCTTCCCTTTCCGCTGCGGCTTGTGCGCGTATGGCCTTCGCGTTCTGCATACTGCTTGCCGACTGCTTTACAAATCGGTTAAGTCTGGTTTCCAGTTCGGTCAAGACCTTCTCGGCGGTTGAAGCATCACAACCGACTAAAATTTGTAATTCTTCAACGACCACGGACATATCCTCCGAATTTATTTCTTATTTCGTCTATCCTGTTGTCAAGGCTCCGCTCCCACGACGCAGGAACAAACAGTTCTTCGTACTTCGGCAAATCGTGCTTGGACTTGGAGAACATATTGCTTATGTTGGCGGCAATAAACCTTGATACCAGCACGCTTGAATAGTACATTTCCCTGCACTGGTTTTCCTCGCGGGCTTCGATATAGTCTACAATATCGGCGGGTTCATGCTCCCAAAACTGATTTGGGAGCATTCCCGCCATGCTTGCACGTTTGAGCAAATCGTAGATTATATCGGTGAAGTCCTTTTCAATGTTTTTCTTAACGTCCTCGAACTGCTCTCTTAGCGAACGACGCTCTTCGCCACGTCCGCCGCTGCCGCCGTTATCGCCTCGGTCATTGCCGCCGACATATCCAGCTTGTTTAAGGGCTCTCTCATATAGTCCTGAATGCTCTGCCCTTTCAGGTCTACACGACCGAAAAAACCCATACCGTAAGCGAAGTTCACCAGCTCGGTATAGATGTCCTCCATGTAAGTACCCTGCTCCATGAGCTTGTCAAACTCATCGAACACGGCCTGCTTGCTCTTAGGTTTGGGGTTTGCAAACGACATTACCACATCTGCAAAGAAATCCAAATCGCCCTGCTCGTAAGCGGTGAGGAACTTTACTTTGAGATTAGGAGCACCTATTTTCTGTTTGAGGTCGCAATAAGCCTTGCAGGAGGCTTTAAGTTCAAATTCACCGATATTCATGTTGTTCTCCTTTATACGGGGGTAGTTACGGTTTTGCCGTTGAACAGGTCAACATAGGAAGTCGTTTCGCCCTGGAATGCGATATACACGGAATCGCCGACAAGGTTGACGGAGAATGCGCCCGTTTGGGCGTTATTCGCCTGCTGTCCGCCCGCGTACATGGATACGACCTTGCCCTTGTAAAGAATACCGGTGCCGAGCTTGGTAGCATCGGAAGGGATTTCGTACTCTTCGTAAATCCAGATAACATCACCGACCAGAAGTCCCATCTTCGCCATATTGCCGGTCTCGGCGGTGAAGTCGGGGACGAAGGAATACTCAAACACGGGCATTTCCTGCTGACCGGCAAGGTTACGCACGAAATATTCAGATATAATGTTTACGGAAACCTCGGAGGGCGAACCGCCCTTATCGGGGGTCTGGGTAAGACCGGCTATCTCGGTCTTGTTTGCCATAGTGTAAGCGGTATCATAAAATACGCGCTGGCCTACGGAAGCCTGATACTGTGCCATATTTTCTCTCCTTTAGAACGTTTTTGTTTTCTTGAAATAGACTACGTTGACGTGCCATTTCCCGTTTGCGTCGCGGTACGGCTCTGTCGAGCGTGTCTTGATATAGTGTTTTTCCAGCATTGCGGCGTGGAGTTTGTCAGCCAAATCGAGAACGCCTGTAAATCCCTTGGTGCTTATGTAGGTCTCGCCCCACACACCACATCTTATTGAGGTGGCGGGAAGCGCTTCGCCCTCTAAGGATTTTACCGATGTCTCCTGTGTGATGTTCAATGTCACGATAGGATACCTTTCGGGGGTCTCGTCAGATTCCGGCTGAACCTCAACTTTAAGTTTTTTGTTAAGATACTTCTGAGCGTCCTTATAGATATTCGTCATAGCAGTTTCCTTATCTCGTCCGCCACGGACTGAACAACAAAATCCTTTGCCGCGTCAAAGGCGGGCTTCATATAGGGGTGAGGGTGTGCGCCATAAACCTTGTAGAACAGTCCCTTCTTGCTTAGGACGGTCTCAAGGTTGTACTTGCTCAGGTCTGCCATGCTCTCATGAACATACCACGGGATTTTTGCCGAAGAACCCAGCTCGTTATAAATACCCGTACCGTATTCCAGCGTCATAGCCTGCGGGATAGCTGCGGTATGCACCTTTCCCTTTACGGTTCCGGTTTTCTCATCGAAAATGGTAAACTCTATCGAATTTTTCAGTTCTCCCGAATCAACGCGAACCATAGAGATAGCTATATCCGCCATTTCCTTACCGCCGCTTTCTATGCCTTTTCGGATGGCGGACTGAATATCCGGCCTTTCAAACCTCTTTATGACTTTAACTTTGGCGTTAAACATACTTCTTTGCCGTATATGTCGAGAACCCACGGGCGGAATTGACGGATTCCACAATATAGCTCGGCGTTTCCTGCGGGTCGTTCAAGCAGATTCCGTCACCCTCGACTATCTGAACAGGCCCATCGGAGGGGTCTTTGCAGATTTTGATATATTCCTTGATACGTTCGCCGTACATGGCTATATCCTCTGCGCTTCCGGCAGAGTTAGCCACAAGTTTATACCGTCTGACTAAGGCCCACTCCGAAACAACAGTCTGCCCGTTTATCGTCTCCTTAATGGGGGCAAGCACATAAACGTCCTTCTTATCCTTCGCTCTCATATACCGCTCCTAACGGGTTCATTTTGCCTTTTAAAGCCAGTTTAAGATTCTCGGTAATATCTATATAGTTAGTGGACACTCCCGCCGCAGATTGGGAATTAAAGGCTTCTGCGCCCATCTTCCCTATCGCCTTTACCGCCGCGTCCTCTATATAGGGTTCTAACCACTTCGGAGGCTCCTTGTAGCGGGTAATGGCACACGCTACTGCGGTATACCGCTCCAAAAACATCAGGATAACGCCGTCCGGCGCACCCGTTTGAAGCTTTACGTTGTTTACCATTACCTCATTCATTTATTCCTCCTTCTTAGGGCGGCCCCGCCGCTTGGGTTCTTCTTCCTTAAACTCTCCGTCGTGTTCGTATCCCAGGGCGATAAGCTTTCTTATCGTCGCTTCGTTGGAAGTCTCAAAAAGGCCACGCACAAACTGTGCTATGGCCTTATCTTCCTTCACATCAAAGGGGATACTCGTTTTGTTCCCCTGATAGAATTTCATGGTTATTCAGTGGTGAGGTTGGTTATCTTGCCGTGGAGCCATTCAGGGCCGTAGTTCAGACCTACCTGTCCGAATATCTCGCCCTTCTTGCCCGCGCCGTTCTTAGCCAGTTCCTCAAAGAAGAAGTTGCCCTTGCCGGGGGTGGGCTGCTCTACAAGATGCACTACATCACGACGGAAAAGAAGTATCTGGTCTTTGGGCATGGCGCGGGAAAGGACTATGCCCACATCGCCGAAGTCGGTGATAAGGCGGGTCACGTTCACACCAGCCTCCATGCGGGAATCCGGCATCTGCATGGAACCCTCATACAGCGCGGAAATAGCCGCCTTCTGGAAGGAATTGCACATCAGTATCATACCGTTCACATCACCGCCGTTGTCGAAGATGGACTTGACCAGTGACTTTATCATAGCCTTGGTCAGCGCGGCAGCGGTAGAACCTGAGCCCTTCGCGTCTATGACGTTGGTGGTCAGCGCGGTAAGAATACCACGGGACTTGTTGACGGTAGCATCGGTGGTAGCGGCGTTGTACTCGCCCTGCAAGGAAGTGAACTCTATATCGTTGGCGATATTGAGCATCTGGCGGGAAATCTGCCAGTTCCACTCGTCGCCGGGGTTCGCCTGCTGACCGGCTATGTTGATACCGCTCATAGTACCCATGTTAGATTCCTTGGCATAGGAAATCTCGCAAGCCCTCTGGTATATCTGGGTCACGTTGGTGTGCTGGGTGCGGGTTATCTTCTTGGTGTCAGGCGCGGTCATGGATGCCTGCTCGGATATGGCAGGCTGGGAGGGAGTGTCAAGGGAATACTCCTGATCTACCGCGAACTGAACGTGATTGGTGTACTGAGGCTCCGCTATAAGGTTTATAAACGGGGTCTGGGTGTTGCTCTTGGTGTAGAGCAGGCCGGAATAGTTAGGTACTGCAAAACTCATTATAGGGGCGTTTGCCATGATATTTTCTCCTTTAAGTTAAGTCTATTTTTTTGGATTGCGCGAGGGTCATAAGCTGCACTTGCTTAAGCATATTGCCCGACTTGACAGCTTCCGCCCACTCCGCTTTGAGTTGAGCGGCTTCATTTGCCTCTGCCCCGGAAGCAGGGGGTGTGCCGCCGCCCAGAAGGTCAGTTTTCGCCTTCTGCTCCGCCGCAATCACCTTGGCGGACAGAAGCTTTACGATGGAGTTCGCAAAAGCCGTAGCCTTATCCGTCTCCGTGAATGTAGGCATTTCGGGAAAATCGTCCTCTTTCAGCCCTGCTCCGGCAAATATCTTGCCTATTTCAAGACTGCAAATCTTAGTCTTGTATTCGTTCTCCGCGTCCTTGGCGGCTTTTTCCGCTTCGGCTCTGCGCTGCTCGTCCGTCATTTCTTTCTCCTTATAGGATTTAAGGTTTCTCGACAGCTCGGCGGCCTCGGAGGCTTTTTTGTCGAATACATCTTTTTTTACATATCCTGTGTAATCAGGTGTAAATTCATAAGATGAATAAAGCGCAAGCTTTTCCTCGGCGGTCATATCTTCCCGATAGCCTTCCATTTTGGTAATGTCTATTTTCATTTTTTCTCCTTTGGGATTTATGTCTTCTCTGACAAAATGGGATTTATGCCTTCTCTGGCGTAAAATAGCACCGGCAATTAGGGTGTTTTGTCGGTATTTTGTCTATTGGATAAATTTTTCCGTTGCGTTCTTCACACTCTTTGCAGACTTTTTCATCGTTCTGTGTGTGCCACTTGATTTTTTTATAACCGTTGTCCTTAAAGGCCCTTATTACGGTCTTATCTTCAACGGTGATGGCGAATTGGTCTGTTTGCCATGTCACATAGTTCAATCCCCGCGTGAAATCCTGCTTTATAGGGGGATAATTGACGGTAGGGGGGTCTTTGCCGGAGTACTCGGCATCTGCGATTATGGATTCAGCCAATCTTGCCCCCTTTCGTTCCAGTTCTTTTGTGAAAACATATTTAACAACAGGGTCGTAATCGTCCAGAATACCTATTACCCACGCTTCGAGTATCCTATCCGGCCCGTTATGGTCTGCGTATGCTTTCTTGGCTATATCCAAGTACGCTTCTTCGGATAATCTCAGGATTTTTCTGTACAGAAGATTTATCTGGTCGATTACCTTTGTGTTGGAATCAATATAAAAGAGCGTTTCCTTAGTTTTCAGAAACGCCCTCGTTATTGTTTTTTTCAGGCTCTTCGCCCGTTCGTCCCCGTACTCGTACATTCATTGCCTCCGCTATTTCGTTTGCCTCCTGCTTATCCTGTTCAAGCTTCCGCTGATGAGCGGCCTCGGAATCTTCCACGAAAGACACCATATCAAGAATGTCCTTATCTGAAAGTAGCCCGGAGCCCTTGACTTGGGTCATAAATTGCGCCTCGTCCGTCATAGAGGAAGGGATATTCCTTGCGAACGCCACATCTAATACTTCCCAGTTATAATTATTTGCGGTTCCCTCATTCATCAGCGCGGTTATCTTCTGCGCCCTGCCCTCCAGCAGACCTTTTTCAAAGTTACGCTCATACGCTATTATTGTGTTATCCATGCCGTAGTTCTGATACCTGACGGCCTGAATATTCTGGTAGACTTCGGCTATTTCCGTGGGGTTAGTCTGGCCTAAAGAGGCGTATATATCGCCAGTCAGAATGTCGAAGTACCCTTGGATGGATTGTATGTCAACATTCTTTATCAGCCATTCAACCTTATTATCCTCGCCCAGATATAAGGTTTTGAATTTGGACAGCCTTTCGTGGAGTTCTTCTTCGTCCTCATCGGTTTCGGGCTGCATGTAGCCAATCATAAGAAGAATGGCCTCATCGTTATATTTAAACGTGTTGGAAACGTTGTTCAGAATGGCGTTTCTCGCGTGAACCAATGGAAGAACCTTTTCAAAATACCCTTCTCTGTTTGGCATGGGGTATTCTACAATGGGTATGCCGCAAGTCTTAAGCAGCGCCATTTCGGAAGCTGTGGCGGGTTCTTCCCGAACGTTACCGTCAAATATATACTTTGTCCAGCGGTCATCCGTAATCAGTTCATAGGTTTCATACTTCCGATTGTCCACGAGCGAAAAATATTCTTCCCGAATGATAAAAGCCGTGGGATTGCGGTCTATGGTCTGGTCGTGGAACAGCATTGCTTTTCTGGGATCCACGGGCTTGAACTTTGGAGCTATCAGGCCGTCCCTTTTAGAAGCGTATATCCGTTCGTATGCCGTGCCGCATATCAGTGCGGAAGTGGCAAGCCGCATATTCTCTTTGTCCTCGTGGTTCCGGCGCATTATCGCACGATAGCGGTTCAAATATGCGTCGTCCCTCGGATTCTTATCGGGCAAATCCTCAAACTGCATCTTAGGCCGCCCGGCAACATCGGAAGTCTTTTTGACTACCGTATTCGTCTGAACGTAGTATTTGCACGGTGAGCCTATGAAATACCCGGCGGCTATGTCTACCGCGTATTTAGGGATAGGGGAATATATACCATTCAGGTCAACGCAGTCGTATTCCTTATACATATCGCACCTTTTCAGGATGGAATCCTCCAGCGCACAGCCGAATACGGTTCTTATGTTATCCCCGTTTATCCTGCGGGCTTCTTCCCGCGTTAAAATCATTTCTGTCACAGTATCCTACCTCCGCCGATAAGCTTAGTACCGGCAAATATATCATATCCCAGGGCATATGAAAGCGCGTCTATGCCGTGGTTGTCCGCGTCCTCCGGTATGTCTAACTTCTGTCCGGCGGAATCCGTTTTCCACCGATAAACCTTAAACTCTCCTATCAGGTTCACACATTTCTGGTCGATTATTATTTCATAGTCGTGCAACCAGTCTATTCTTCGGGTGATAGCGGACTTCGCCCCCTTGGCTTTGCCCTTCTTGCATTTGTCCGCATGGATACCCATTTCTTTAAGCTCTTTGATACGGTCAGGCTCCGCCGCGTCACAGTACACTACATGGCCTAACGCCTTATTGTATATCAGCTCCCCGTATTGGCGGGTAGTGACCTCGTTTACGAATAATTCATCAAACACATATATCTTGTGATTATGCCTATCCAGCGAACACTTAACGAAAGCGCAGGGGTGATTATATCCGAAGTCGCTGCCGACACGGATATTTCTGAATTCCCTGCCGGACAGGTCTGCAATATTCCAGTGCTTTCCGCGCTCGAACACGGTAGAACCTAATCTGCCAAAATTCCCTAACGTATCTACCCATAATCTTTGCCCGGTGGATTGCTCCCTTTTCTGAATATCTTCCTCGGTGAGAAAACGGTTGTCGGCATAGGTCGTTTTCAAAATAAAAACATCTGATCCTTCGACCACACCTCTTGCGGTCTTGTCTTTCAGGGTCAGAGCTTTCAGTTCGTCTATTGACTTCACATCGGGGTGATGCCACAAGGGTTCAAAAAAGACCTTATAAAGCCAGTGCGTTTCAGGGAACGGGTTGAACGCCATTATTATCCTCTTGTTCGGCTGCGGTAGTCCTCTCAGCTTCGCGTCCTTATCAATACCTCTCAAACAGTTATCCAGAACCTCAAAAGCCTCATAGGAGGGACATTCATCGCCTTCTTCCATGAATATGTCGGTCAGTATACCCTTCTTTGGCTTCAATGACTTCAATCTCCGTGTTTCCTCTAACGCACCGAAGATTATCTGACGGCCATTATACAGGCAGGTAATGGTCATGGTAGACTTGTCAACGGAAAACTCGTCTGTAAGCCCCCATTCGTCTATTACAGAGATTATTTCATTAAAGCAAGAGGTTCTTAAGTCTACCTTGTAATAACGGCACACAAGCCAATTATGGCCGTTGTAGGTATCGGCTACTATCTCCCTTACAATGTGGTTCGATTTGCCGGAGCCGCGTCCGCCGAAAATGAGCTGCACTCTCGCTTTCTCATCGAGGGTGCAGGCATACACATCGTTGAAATCGTCCTTGAGGATAAGGCGCGGTTCACCGTTACGCAGCTTGAAGTAGTAGACCACATCGTTAGGGTCAACATTATACTTGGCACAAATTGTGTAAATGTCCATTTTGTGGGGGAGAAAAAATGTGCGGGGAGCTATATGTTTGGCGCGTTCCCCCTACAAAAACCACCCCCATGCCACCCCCTCCGATTATGCAGCATATACATACATTTTCGCGGTGTATAAACGGGGTTATTCAACAGCACTTTTGTATATATATACACAGTATGCAGGTACTAACCCCGTATTATACAACACTTTATACATTTTACTTTATAACTATTCGTTAAACTACACTTTAACGAATACTTGGGCCGGAAATATGCAGACTATGCAGACGCTATACATCACCGCCAGACCGTCCAAAACCGCCCCTAATCACTCTATCAGCGTCGGCCTGGGCGACCTCTACCCGCACCCCGTCAACGTCCCCGCAGCGGCTCAGAATAGCCAGAGCGGCGGCCGTAGAATCCCGTGCATAGGGGGCATTTAGGTTTTTTTGTAGCACAAGTTGCGCCCTTGCCCTCATGCGCTGGTAGAACTTATCATCCTGCGCGTTGCGCAGTGCGGTTTGCCTGTCCAGCTCCTCCGCAAACAGAGGGAACTCGTTGAACCACCGTGTTATATTGGATTTGTGCACCCCTACCTTTTGGGCTAACTCTGATTTGGTGTCTATATAATGGGTGCTGCCGTCCTCCTGCTCCTCACCCCATACCCATAACCGGATTGCTTTTTTTTGCTCCTCGGTGAGCTCTGGCCTCTGTCGTGGCTGGCCTCTATACTGATCTTTACTGCTTGCCATGCGTTACACCTCCTCAATCCGCAACGGTAATCTATTTATTGCGATAGTTTATCCCCCTTTATAGGGGGACTTTGACAATCTTTTCAATTTTTCTTTTTTTATTTTTTTCCGCCCCTTCGGGGTTCGGTCTAATACTCCATATTGATATTATAATAGGTATTTACCCCCGCAAACCCCCGCATCAAAAGTTTTTGCCTTATTATTTTAGTTTATTTATCTTTTCGGTTGACTTTTTAACCTGGCAGGTATATAATACAGACATAACAAGAGAGGAGCACACGACAATGATGACGAGGGACGAGAACGTGATAGTATACGGCACAGCTGCCGACGGCATCAGGGCATGGCGCGGGTTAGCGTGGCGCGATTACAACTGGGCTGGAGAAATAGTCAAGGAGTGCAAGGCGGGTAGCTGTGTGCCAGAGTTTGGGCATGATCACGATGACGAGATAGCGGCCACCATAGCCAACATGATTAGGCCCTATGATTGCGATATATATATACGATTCGGCGAGTTACCGCGGGGAGGGCGGTCTACTAACTGGGCCACCGGCGAGACGGAGGCCGGCATATCCGCCTATGATACCACGTATGACGGGATAACGGGTTGCTACAAATGTTACGGCGCACTGCAGGGGGCGGAGATCAACTACCTGATGCGCGGAGCGAATATATATTTTGTGACTGGTGATGTGGTCGGCACCGGGAGCGATGGGGAGCCGCTGCTGGCAAACGTTAAAATAATTGCCGAGGCGCATGCATCCGAGAATGGCTATAAGGCAGTATAACGCAGAGTGACGCCCGCAAGGGCGGTAATGCGGCAGGCCGGTCACAAGCCCGGCGGCAAAAAGGAGGATGCGAAACATGACAGACAACACGGTTAAGGCCCTGGGTCGGGCGTATGGTATAATGGCGGCGCAGCTCCCCGACATCATCGGGGCGCACTGCCGGGTGCAAACAGCTAATATGTGGCCCATCCGTGGGCTGGGTGAGGGCTTGCGGTATATGATTATTAACCGCAAGCTCACCCCGGAGGTCGATAGAGCCATACGGGACGCGCTGCAAGGCGCGGAGGATATAACCGAGGACGAGCACGCGCTGCCGCTCAACCAACAAGGCATGTGGGAGCTTGCCTATATGCAGGGCCGGTGCGCCCCCGTGCTCGGTGACGGCGAGTATTTGCGGGATCAGTTCAAGGCCCGTGGTCTGACGTTGGAGCAGGCCGCCGAAGCCTGTGAGGTAAGCAAGGCCGCAGTGCATTCGTGGTGCGCCGGGGTCAAACCGATACCCCACGCGCGGCGGGAACTGCTCGCGGCAAAGTTTGGGATAATGATATAAGAGGGCTATATCAGCCCTCTTTTTTCATGTCCGCATATATCAGATCGGTTATATAGGCGTTAATGCTCTTTCCTATTTTTTCCGCCCGTTGTTTTATTTTTTCTTTTTCTCCTGCTTTTACTGTGATGTCAAGTCGTTCATACATTTTCGCATTGTATTTTCTTTTTGCCCTCGTTGCTGATGTGCCCATGTTATCACCTCCGCAATAATTATATCATTTCTGGCATACTGCCGCAAGTATATCTTCCTAATTCTTTAAGGCTTTTACCTTAATATTTCAGTTGACTATATACTCACGTAAGTATATAATAGAGACATCGAAAGGGGAACCACCCCGAACAATGGAGGTACAAAATGATCGAAATAAAAAATATTCTCAACAGTCTGCGCGATAGTGTTTTATCTGGCGAGATCACACTTTATGAGGCGGCTGAAGAATTGAATGAAAGCGGATGGACAAATTTTATTGACGAGGAAAAAACCCGCAGTCTCCTCAAACTGTGAACAATGGAGGTTATAAAATGAAATACCACAAGATAAAGAATGTTGATAAGAGCGTATGCACCGCAGAACAGAAAATCGCGTATAATTTGGCATGGTATGAATGCTTTGGGGTAAGGGAGAACTTAACCGCCGATGATTGCGAAAACGTTATAGAGGGCTGCATGAAACACTGGAGCCGCGAGATTGCCAAATGCCCTAAATCCGCACGATATGATTCGGACGCTATTTTAGCATCGCTGAACGCCGGAATGAGAAACTATATCGCATCAGGTTTCCGCATCCCCTTCAGTTATGAGGCGGTCGGCGAAATGTTCCCCGCTACTATCTGAAATAAAAGTAGGACAATTATGGAGGAAACAATGAGAATAAGTGATTTACCATTCGGAAGCAACATCAAAATCCCCGAGCGCCGCGAAGATAGAACCTTTAAGCTGGCGGACTACACCCTGGGCTTCTTCGGCGCAGGCACCGCCGGGCTTATCCGCAAAGACATATATGATAACCGTGTCTGGGTTGGCAACAGCGCGGAGTACGCCGGATCAAACCTGGACAAACGCATGACGGAAATATACAACAGCTACCCCGCCGAACTTAAAGAGCTGATTATCCCCAGCACGATTCCGTTATATAACGGCAACGGCGCCGAGGATATAACCCGCAAGGTGTTTGCCCCCACGTTGACCATGGTAGGCTGCGGCGACAACCACGGCGTAGAAGAAGGTTTCACATGGCCTATATTTACCGATCAGAATAGCCGAATAAAGACCTTTAACGGCTTTGAAAGCAATTGGTGGCTTTCCTCGCAGTACTCCTCTGACGATGACTGGTTCGTCCGCACGGACGGCTCCGCCAAAAACATTCGCTCGTATATTGATTTCGGAGTTGTCCCCGCTTTTGTAATCCCCCAATCGGTACAGATTGACGACACACCGGACAAGGACGGCAGCTACAGATTGACGGTGCTGAATTCCGGCAAATATCTGTACGGGGCCGAGCTGTCAAAGGCGATTCGGGAGGAGCTGAAGCGTCAGGGCATTAAGGGCGTAACGGTGAGCTGTAAGACCTACTCCGGCGGGCAGTCCGTAAGAGTTAGGGTCAACGCTACCGCGACCGACTTCGTGAGCCGTGACGAATACATTAATAATTATAGCTGTAACGATATAGGTTACTGGCTTTATACTGAGGACGGCGAACAGATACACCGTGAAAAATGGTTTGCATTAGACGGAGACGAGCAGCAGCGCACGCTCCGCAGCCATGCCGCCCGCGAGTATGATTTTTACATCTCCGGCAGTCACGACATTAACCATTACAAGATTGAGAACAGTAAAATCTATACTGAGGCGTTTCGCGCTAAACTGAGCCGGATTAACGCTGTGCTGGATACATTCCACTACGATGACAGTAACAGCATGGTTGATTATTTCGACACTAATTTTTACCGCAATATAACGGTTGTGGCGGCGTAAAGCCGCCCCCGCCGTATGATTTTAAGGAGGTACAATATGAAAAACTTCTATATCGCGTTTTCTGCGCAGCAGAACGGGAAGTATTGGGCAGGGACTATGACAGTCAGCAGCGATGATAACATCATGAACATCTCGCGGAGGATCGCCGGAATGCAGGCCGCTAACCTCTGCGCAACAAGAAAAGCCGCTAAAGAGCTGGCGGATTGTTGGAATGAGTGCTTCAGACGTAACGGGACGAGCATTTACACGGAGGGCATAGCATGATGCGTTATCAGGTTATTATATGGACAAGGGGCGAGGGGCACGACGAGCGGCGGGAGTTTAGTACCCTCGCCCAAGCTCGCGCCGCCGCCCGTATCTACCGCCGAGAATGTGACGGCGTGGGGATATATGATTTCCGGCTTGGGGTCGTGCGGGAGACCTTAGGACGGTTTCCCGATATATGATTGCATGATTTTCACATTCTGCATGATTCTTTCATCAGGGCCGTACATCAACGCATGATTTGCCGCTTCCAGAGCGTCCCTATAGCGGCCTACGTTACAATAGGCTATGGACAGCATATCAAACGGCAGCGGCCCCCACGGGTCAGGCTCACAAATGTATGATAGCGGCCTTTCCCGTATGTTTACGCATGATTCACCGTACCAAATGCATGATTTCCAGTTTTTGGCATGATACATGATTTTCATCATTTCAAACCACGCTTCGCGGTATTCGGGAGCCTCGATTATAGCCCTCTGTAGCCACGCCTCAGCTTCTAATTGTTTCCCCTGTATGATTTTACACCGGGCAATGAAACGCATACTGGCGGCCCGCTCAGGCGGCCACACGGCACTTCTAAGGGCAAGATGTTTCTCCAGCGCTTCAATGGCCTTGCCGTATTCCCGATGGAACATATATTCGCGGCCTAAGTAATGCATGTTTCGGTCGTTCTCCGGCTCTTCCATAACCGCCAGTTCCAGAAGCGGCAGGTAATTGCTGCGGCTTTTCTTCTCATCGGGCCAATGGTCAACCCTCAGCGGCAAATCGCAGTATGATTCTTCGCCGTATGATTTCAGCACTTCGTGAACGGGATTCTTCCAGTAGTATGATTTTGTATGAATTTTATCGGCGTTGAATGATACTCCGTCCCTGCCGTATGATTCATGGCTCCAAACATATAAATACCTTCCCCGCGTCCCGTGAAAGTTTTTCCGTATGATTTCCGCCCAGCCGGGCTGTATGATTTCGTCCAGGTCGAGGCATACCAACACGTCCGCATCTTCCGGTATGATTTTCAATGATTCATTTCGCGCTACATCAAATCTCCACGGCTGTATGATTTTGGTTTTTACGATGCAGTTGTATGATTTCAGCTTATCAACGGTTTTGTCTGCGCTCCCCGTATCGAGAACGCAGACATAATCAGCCTCTTTTGCCGTCTCATACCACCTGTCAACGAATTTTTCTTCGTCCTTAGCTATGGCATATACAGCTATTTTCATTTTCTCCCCTCAAAAAACAGTTGATGAAATAAATCTGCCCTTTCCCCGTTACTTTCGGGGTGCGTGTTATTCTGGTGCTTCCGTCAGGGTTGGCTATAACCGTTTCCTTTATCTCAAAATATCCGGCTTCCATAGCCTTTTGGGTGGGCATATTCCAGTTTTCGCCCTTCTTGCATAACCAGCCGTTATCCCTCAACCATGTGAACATTCTGTTAGCCCCTATAGGCTTCCCGTTCTGGCGTATCATCTTAGCAAGCTGTCCCACTAAGCAACTATCGTGTGAGGCTTGCACGGCCTCCGCAAACAGCACTTTGGGGGCGTTGTGTTCTACTGTCGCTTCAAGCTCCTTCCGCCGCTCCTGCTCTTGTTTAAGGGCTGAAAACACCTTTATGGCGTTGGCGGGGTCGGCTATCATCTGTTCTATCGTGGTCGGTGTGGCGTACATACCATGTTTACGGATAGAGGGTATAACCTCATGCGTTACCCACCGCTTGAAGGCTTTTGCCTCCGGCTTGCGGGAGCCGAGCACAAGGGCATATAATCCCGGCTCATTTACTATGGTTACTTCCTGCGTCCCTCCGGGGGTGTCGGTTAAAGCTACACCCTTTTCATCCTGTTCAAGGCGTGTTAATGCATCACGGTTATTTGCGATTTCCAACGCCCGGCACACATCAGCCGCCACAAACCACGGTTCGCCATCCTTAATAGTAGTCCTTATCTCTCCAAACTGGTTGTTGTTAAATATCTGTAATTCGTTCATTGTAACTCCTTTCATCACCTGTAATTTGGTCTATTAGCGCGTTTAGAACGTTTATGTTTTTGTAGATTATAGCAAAGGCCCCATTGCTCATTATCGAATAATTTGAGACATACTCCGATACCAAGAAATTATCCGTGTAGTCAAATACCGCTTGATTTACTGACGACTGTATATCCCTTGCCAATTCTAAGTCCATTGTTACTTTCTCCAATGCGCTGATTATTCGGGCTTTTTCCATATAGTAAACCTCCATTTCCTTGACCGCAGGAGGCAGACATGATACAATTTATCTGCCTGATGTGGCACGTGAGGTTAGCGACAAATCTTGTCCCTTGTCATCGGCGCTAACCTCGTCTTTTTAGTTTTGGAGTGCTGCTTCTATGGCCTGCCGTATAAACTCATTTCGCGTTATTCCTCTTTCCCTGCAATATGCTTGCACTTGCTCATTTGTTTTCTCTGTAAGACGAATACTAAACTTAACGTTTAACGGCTCCTCCACGGGCGGCCTTCCTACTTTGGGTTGGGACTTCATTCTTTCCCCCTTTCTTTTTGTCCCTCGTCAATTACAGTATATTCATGAGGGACAAAAAATCAATATATACATCTATTGTTTTTCCTTATACCGCCTTTCCATGTTGTAAAAGCCTGAATCAAGCATAATTCAGCACCGTCAATCTGTAACTGCCGTCATTATCCGGTGTGTCGTCAATCTGCACCGATTGGAGGATTATAAAAGCGGGGACAACCCCATTCGAGTACGAAGGGTTGCCGTAGTAGTTGGCGGAGCCGTCCGTGAAGACGTACCACGCGTTGTCAGAGGAGTACCGCGAAGAAAGCCACCAGTAGGCTGCCGAGCCGTTAAAGGTCTTTTTGCGGCTATTTCTTCCAGTAAATATAGGCCATGCTAAACCTTCTTCTATTCCTTCATTATCACCGTAGCCTACCATGGTCAACGTGGGGGCAAACACCTTGCGGGTTATATTCTCGGCGCCGCTGCCATTATATAACGAAATCGTGCTGGGGATAATCAGTTCTTTAAACTCGTCGGGGTAGCTGTTGTATATTTCTGTCATGCGTTTGTCCAGGTCTGATCCGACGTACTCCGTGCCGTTCCCGAACCGGCACAAGCTGTGTACCTCCTCGCGGATAAGCCCTGCGGTGCCTACGTCAAAATTATTGAGGCAACCGAGGGTGTAGCCCGCCAGCTCGTAGGTTCCATCCTCGCGGCGCTCGGGGATTTTGATGTTGCTTCCGAATGGTAAATCGCTTATTCTCATTGTTTCCTCCTATTCCGGTATGTCTATGTATTTCATCATTCTGTCTATCGCACGTTCTTCAAGGTGCTCTATTGCCTTGGGGGATTTATCCATTTTTACACCTACCCTGGTATTAGATGGCATATCCCGCGAATAGAAATGTTCGTAAAAGTTATATTTCAACTCGATTACCCTTCTCTGGTTCGCGGGGAACTCATCTAATGCAGCATCTATAAACGCCACGAATGACATATCATCGTTTATTTTTTCCAGCATTTCGGCCATTTGCAGATTATACCGCTCCTTTGCCGCCATGAGCTTTATAGCGCTCCGGGCAGTCGGGTCGGTAATGTCGCTGCCGTGCGGCATACCCGATAAAACCTGTGGGCGAATATCCGCTACCGCTTCCATTCTCTCTTTGATACTGGCTATTTTTTTATCTATTTCTTTCGCGTTTCTCTTGGCTTTCCCCCAACGAACAAGCAACCGCCTGATGTATGCCCGTTGTTCGCGTTTCGTCATTGGTTCCTCCTTAACAATTCATCTGCCGTTATGTTAAAATAATCTGCCAACCATATGATTCTGCTCGCGGTCGGCTCCATGCCGTCCATCTCATAGTGATAAATGGTCGCCGCGCTTATGCCGGTTTCGCGCTCCATCGCAGCCCGCGACTTGCCCTTCTTTTCTCTGTACATTCGTATCCTCTGCCCTATCGTCATGTTTCCTCCATACGCCGCAATGGCAGTTAGTTTCCTGACCTTCTCTGAACTCCTTGCAGATACATCTGCTTTCCTCATCCTTGATTATCGCGCAGGGGCAGTATCCGTCCCCGCGCCGTATACACTCCCTTATATCAGGCCGCAGTAATTCATAGCTCATTCCGCACCCTCCCATATCAGCGGCTTCCCCTCTGCGTCTACCATTACACATACGCCGCACTTCTTTAGTTGTAGGTATTGCACCCCTGTTAGAGTGTCAACATATATGTTATACGATAGACCCATTTCCAGTGATTGGAACCTATAAATACCAGCTTCAGCCTTTCCGCATCTGCACAGGGCGACGGTCAGCAGGGTTAATATTGTTATTGCTATTACTCGTTTCATTTTTCCTCCTTCGGCGGTTCTGGCAATGGCATCCAATGGGTAACTTGTGGCTTTTTGAGATAGCTCCATCCCCACAATAGCCAGCTACTTGCTTGTGTTGTAATTCCGGTTAGCCACGACGTTTCACTTTCAACCCTTTTGTATTCTCCTACATACACTAAGTGTTCTCCCCATCCATGGGATATCACAAGTACTTGCTGCCCCTCTTCTGGCAACCTATCTTTGACGCTAATCCAGTTCATTGGTTTCCTCCTTATCCATTTTCGCCCCGCAGTTGGGGCAGTAGTTTTCTCCAGTAGGATTGAGCCCTACCGAATAACCGCATACAGAGCAAGTCCATTCATGGAATGTCCGTCCCCAATCATCGTTTTCTATTTCTGAGTGTATCCACTTCCCATACCGCACCGGCTCCACGTCTGTGCGGGGTTCTGTGATCTCGAATTCCTCTGCAAGCCAATTAAACACATTATCAAGGCAGTATGAGCCAAACCCAATGTGGCATTCTCCGTCCGCTGGGTTAAAGTACCAGATGTTGTAACACGGCTTTTCAGGTATTCCTTCCACGACAATTCTGGCGAATGGTGTTTTTATCTTGTGTTTGCACTCATCCGCACTCGCTGCCTCCCGGCTGATGTAGTTACTCATTTTATTCCTCCGGTTCACTTGTACTATCGCAAATATTCAGAATCTGTTGGAGCAATTCAATCTGTCCGTTTCTGTGACCATAGCGATACCCGGTTGTATACGTTTCGGCCGTGTCTCCACTGTTCTTGTCTTTTTCAGCAACGAGCGACTGATACTTAGCCCTCAAATCTTCAAGTTCCACAGCCGGAGCAACATCGGCGGCGGGGATATCCTTCAAGTCGATTTCCTTGATGTACCTGTGCAATACAACTCCGTTCAATTCAGGGTCGTGGTGCTTTACTTCAATAACCTTTTCCAGCGCCTTTTCGCGCTCTATGTACTCTTTAGCCATTGTCAGTCTCCTCCTTCGGTGGCTCTGGTAGAGAACTGGCCGGACACATCGTGCATGGTTTCCCATCCCCGCCCGATGGTGGATTGTATAGGCATAAATCGCATGGCGTTTTCGGCTCATGATGTCTCATTTTGTCTGAATAGCACAGCGGGCAAGCCTTGCAACGCTCAATCGGTTCGTCATCGTCTGGACCATAAATTTGATATGCACATTCACCATCACCACTATCTGGTTGATAGCATGGTGGCATAAATTCTTCCTTTTGCCCACGGAGAACAGCGATTGTAAATTCAGCGGCTTCTCGTTGTTCTTCTAAAGCTTCTACAGAAGCTCCGTCACTGCGATACAAAGGCAAAAGGTCATCAATCTCCGAATTGAACAATTCCCAATATTCAATAGCTTCTTTAAGCGTCATAACTCATTACTCCTCTTTTCCTCTGCATAGTTTCGTCTAAATGCCCTATTCATATATCGTTTTGCCCATCTGACCCATTTCTTTGAAACACATATCCAATTTTTCTCATATAACCGCCACTGAACATCGTGAGACTTGCCAGATATACGTTTATATGAGGATTTACTCATTGTCATTGCCCCTTTTGCTGGTTCCGTCCTCCCTCCGTTCGCCCTGAGCGCAGTAAAACATCTCATCAACGTCGTTTTTATCATCGTTAAACCACGGCTGGTCGCAGATGCCCCAATCCGGCGCACTGCCATCAGTCAGCTCCGCTTTGCAAGGGTGATAGTGTACGCAGTTTTTACATCGTACTACCACGTCGGCGGCAGGAAATTTCATTAACTCTTTTGCCACTACTTGCGCTCCTTTGAGAAACGCTATTGATTCGGGCGTATTGTCTTTTTGTTTTCTCAATGTGGATAGCGTCTTACAAAGTGCTTCTACAAAAGCATCAACGTTTACATATTTACTCATTCTCCGTCCTCCTTGTTCATCCTTGCTCCGCAGGTATCGCAGTACGGCGCTCTGTAATCTTCCCATTCATGTTCTTCGCCGCATTCTGAGCAAATCTGTATGCCATCCTCTTCGATCCATCGTCCGCGCCGCACCGGGGTAACATCGGCGGCAGGAATACTGTCAAGGAGGTCTATACAGTCCCTGAAACAGTCTGCCTCATCATTGTCCCCGGCTAATACGCAATCTGTGATCCACATTCTAAGGCGCGCCTTAGCCGCTTCTCGTTCTATGTACTCTTTAGCCATTGTCAACCCTCCTGTTCCATGCTTTTAGCTCCTTTTTGTACTTCCTACTAAACTTTTGAAGAATGAACATAACCGCTTCTGTATTTACTTGCTCCGTACAAGCAGGATATGCCACATACCAATCATCCCCGATAAGGTAATCAATCAAGAAATTCACGGCAGTTTGTGCGTCCATGCATGGGGCTAAAATATTGTCTTTGTTTTCAGTAGAATTTTTATCGCGCAACCATTCAATAATTGTCATATGTTCTCCTGCTCCATGTTGTCACAGCTCTTAAAGTTGTATTATTCGTATACTTCGCAGTCTTCTTCCTCATCTTTGTAAACGTAGTATTCAGCCAAATCGTATCTTGTGGCCATACTTATCTACTTCAAAGTTGTCAAAATCCGCTTGCGTGTACTTTTTCATTGCTCTTTTCTTTCTTGTCTGTTTCCATTAAATCAAACAATCTGCCGCCGTTATCCTGTAACACCTGATAAATACCCTTTGCAAACATTTCTATAACCGCTTCTTCATTCTCAATCTCCAACCCTGCGTGCTGTTGGACACCATGTAGAATCTCATGTAATAGAGTTTGACATCGTTTTTGATGTCCGATTCCGTCTGTGGCCGATAGCTCAATCTTGCAGTTGTCATAATCAATTTGTCCATATGCAAGTTGGTTTCCATGCCGTAGATTTTCTACGTAAGAAATAGCATACTCCACGCCACCAATGCGTACGCTCTCAGGTATTTTCACTGCTCATTTCCCCCTCCGCTTCCGGACATGTCATTCGTCCCTCCAGCACCCCACAACAAGGTTGCTTACTCCCTGTATGGGTAAATCCTTTAATATCTGCCGCAGTCGGCAATTATGTTTCGCGCCGTCACAGGTAAAGCACTCGGTTTTGGTTGCGTACTCTGCAAGATCGGCCAGATCGTCATAGCTCATCACCCAGTAATTTTTACTCCGTCCGGCGGGGCTTTTAATGCCTATCTGTATGTCGGTCAAATCCAACTGCTTTTTCAGCGTGATAAGCTGCTCAACAGGTATCGTGTCTATCAGCGCAGTATTGATTTTCTCAATATTGCTCTGCGCCAATCGGAAATTTCGCCAGCCGTTAGGAATACGGTCTACCAGCCGATGATACTTTTCTTCGTACACCTTTAAGATATTTTCAACGGCGTACAGAGAAGCAAATAATTCTTTTCCTTCTGCGTTTATCCTTGTTCTTTCCATATCCGCCCCTCTACTCTGCCTAATTTATAGGCTTTCCAGTCGTCCCAATCCCCGAATATTGTCTGCATCTGCCACAGCATAATTTCCACGTCCGCGCACTCTTCGAGGATTTTCTTTCTGCTGCCTTGGCCGTTTACCCACTTACTAAGTTCAACGGCAAGCTCGTTCAGCTCCTCAACGGCTTTAATGGCTTGATGCTTTGCACCGTAATGGTCTACTATTTCGCTGTACTTCATCGTTGCTCCTGAATAATTCGTCCGCTTCGTGAATAAGTAACTGCTTACCGTCAACCTTTGCCCTTAAAAGTGCGCCCTGCATCGTCATTCGGGTGTAGTATTTCTTCGCCGCTTTGAGAGTGGTAAAGGTCTTTCGATAATTCTCTTTTCCATCGTGGATTTCGTAAAACTCATACGCTTGCAGTTTCATAAATCCCCCTCTTGATTCTTTTTCGTACCGTAACCTCTGATATTCCGGCCTTCTCAGCCATTTCCCTTACCGTCAACTTTTCTTCGCCTTGCTGTACATAAACCCTGCAACCTGTCTCGTCCTTTTTTCCATCCGCCAGGTATAACGGGCACTCCTTGACGTGGTAGCTTCCACCATCCCAGCCGCTGTTATCGTGACAGTTTATCGTTGTCGGTCTTGCGTTCCAGCCTTTAACGGGCATCCCATCTTGGCGGCTCCAACTGCACCCTAAACCGGGTTTATTTGTCGCTCTCAGGCACGTCCAACATAGCGTTTGCTTCATACAACCTCAAAAAATCCTCCGCTTGCATAGTTACTAACCACTTTTCGCGGCTCCTTCGGTGGAACACCGCCGGTATAAGCTCCGGCTTTGCGTCGCGCTTCGCCTGCGCCATCCATTCATGGATTTTTGTCGTCTCGCAGCGTTTGCACTCAACGTGAATCCCCGGTAAACCTATCACGTCCGATGCGTCCCCCGTTTGTCCGCAGTATTGGGAAGTCCGCCGGGCATTGAACCCGTATTCCCTGAACAGGGCGGCAAGCTCCCGTTCTCCGGCTTTGCCTTTTTCTCTCTGCGCCTTACTCATCCCAGTGTATATCCCAGCCGTTACCGTTGTCGGTGAAGGTCAACACGGTAACGCCATTAACACTTACAACGGCTTTTCCGTCCTTCATGTTGTCCATCACGCTCTGGAATATGGTTTGTGTTATCCACTTTGCGAGTTCTTCTGTCATAGTTCCTCCCATTCCACAATTTCATCCTCGTACAGAAAATACTTTCCGTACCATTTCACGCTTAGTTCCCCGGTTCGCCCGTTTCGGTTCTTCGCCACGATGATGCTCGCGTTCTCGCTTTGCGGGTCGGGTCGGTGAAGGAGTAATACCTCGTCCGCGTCCTGCTCTATGGCTCCCGATTCCCGCAAGTCCGATAGTCTCGGCCTTCCATCGTTCCGGCCTTCTATCGCCCTGTTGAGCTGGCACAGAAGAACGACAGGGACATTCAGCTCCTTCGCCAGAAGCTTTATTTTTCGGCTTATGTCGGATACCTCGTTTTCCCGCGTGCGGTTCCTCAGGCTGGATTGTATTAGCCCTAAATAGTCAATCGCAATCAGGTCTAATTCCCGTTCCTGTTGCTTTATCGCGTAGCATTGTGACCTTATTGCCTCCACGGTATAGGCGTTATCCGACAGATACAACCTTGTCGCGCTCAGTTTATTTACGGCGTTCTGTATCCTGTCAACCGCTTCCTGACCGCCGCTGAACATTTCATCACGGCTGCACTTCGCATAGCTGATGATTGCCCTTTGAAGCACGTCCTCCCTCGGCATTTCCAGCGAAAACACCGCTACCGTCCTGTCGAACAAAGCCATATTAACGGCTATATTCATGGCAAGTGAGGTCTTGCCTACTGACGGTCTGGCTCCGATGATGGTTAAATGCCCTCTTTTCAACCCGCCTAACGTCTGGTCGAGAACCTGAAACCCCGTTGTAAGCCCCTCAGCGCCGTTTATAAGCCCATATAGGGCCGCGTCAAAGTCTTTCCCTACCCTGCTTACTTTACGCCCTCCACGCGCCCGTACAGCGTCTATAACGCCCTGCATACGGTCAAGGTATCCCTCGTCCTTTCCCGATTTCATGTCCTTGACCACTTCCCGCAGTCCCGAAATGGCGTGTCGCTTCCTGGATTCCTCCAGCACCACCTTGATGTGATAATCCACATTTGCTGCTGATACAGTGCCGGTCACTATTTCCGTGATGTACTGTATCCCTCCGGCCCTGCCGCCCAGCTTGTCAGCTACCGTTACGGGGTCTACCGGCTCGTTTGCGTTGAAAAGGGCAAAGATAGCGGAAAATATCTCTTGGTGTTCCGGCCTCTCAAAATCGTCAGGTCTCAATTCCCCGCATATTCTCTCTAAAGCCTCACGACTGAGAAGCGCAGAACCTAAAACAGCTTTTTCGGCAAGCACAGTTTTTCGTAGACTGGATTATCCCATGATGAAGCGCAGGGGACTTCATCCTCCCAACGCCTTTGGTTCAAAAACGTTGCCGGATGAGGGATATATTGCCCATTGTCTTTTTTCCATTGTGGAGAAGCAGCATAGTCTTTTACTGCCGTTACGATCTTCTCCTGCAATTCCTTTGGCGGGTTCAGTTTCTTCCATGCTTTCACAGCGGTTTCTTTCGCGGTGTGACGTGGATACACTTTCCAGAAAACATCAAAGCCATCACAAGGGGGTATGGGGGTTATCCCTTTATTGTCTTCTGTCTTATGTCTTCTGTCTTCTGTCTTATGTCTTATGTCTTTAGTAGGCTTAGCTTTGCTTTCGCTTGCTTCATTTTGCTTAGCTTTGCTTTCGCTTGCTTC